TTAAGATAAGTACAATTATCCCAAAATTCCAGTAAATTGTCAATAGTGAGATCACTTATATGATCTCCATAGATAAAATCAGTCGTCATATACTAAACACTCTGGTTCTTCTGGATGCTGATCGCACCATAGTTCCAATGCGTTAGGGTCGTGATGATCTCCTGCTTCTATCTCTTCTTTATGATGCTCTGCATACTCTTCTAAGTCGTGCAGTTCTTCTTTTGCGTGTCTGCGTGCAGCAGGGTTCATTGTTGGATCATCAATGATGTCCTTGTCTTTTTTAATGTGGTCTTCGATGTTTTTCATAAAATGCTGTCCTTTGCTAAATTTAGTTTGGTTGTGATTCCTGGTGCTTCCCACTTGTGTTTCAAACCAATCACAATATACTTACCAGAATACAATTCGTCAAGTTCCAAACGTTCGGATTGCCCTTCAGTCTGTGACATAGGTATTCTGACATCAATAATGTCACCTGCATCTATGGAAATATTTCCAGGGACTGTTATATCTAGTCTAATAGTATTTAACAGTTGCCAACGTGATGCAGAATATGCTGAACTTGTAACGGAGTCAAAGGTCATATTCTTTGACGTACCTTCTGGGTTTGTTGAATTTTGAGCATTCTTCATACCTGGAAGTGCTCTAATCTTCATACGAGTTGGTTTTTCTTCTGAAAAATACTCGTCATTTGCAGTAGGGTAAGGGAAACCACTGTTTAGATTACTAGATAGATTCCATACTTTCTTAGCACCCATATTAACTGGAGCGTTTATAGATCCCGCAGGTGCTGATCCTGCTTTATTAGTTTCTGCTGTACCACCTGAGTCAGGTAAAAATCCCTCAGTCAAAGCGGGCATCAGTATTCCAATAACAAAATTACTATACAGTCCAGTACGCATCTTTTCTAAGTGATTTGCACGATCTGGATAGTTTATTGACTCTATATTATAAGCGTTTGTATCATTGTCTGTCAAGTTTGCTTGTACATAAGTATATACTTTGGGGTTTGTAAAAGATGGATTCTTCTTGGAACATAGGTAATCCATTGTTGCAAAATTCATACCTTTACGTGTTTGCCAGTACATATATCCAGGTCTTTTTGATACTGAACCTACAATTTTATCTGAAATATATGAAATCACATCATAGGGTCTCCAAGACGTAGATATAAAACTAAAATTACCAGAAGATTCTTCCCAATGGTTGTGTTGTGTTTCTTTTAGATATGTCTTCTCAACATCTTTAACAGTATCAGATCCCTTTTGATCTTCAAATGATTTAAAAACACGATTGGTTTCATTTAATGCTGTGGAAGGTGATGTGGTATATAAAATGTAAGTCTGTGCACGTTCTGATTTTGTAACGTTACCAACTTTATATACTTTTTGTATTATTTCTAATTCTTCATCACCTGATGAATCAGTTTTCATAGAGAGTCTTATATACTCATTACCGTTTAATTTTAATGCTAAATCTATGGTGTCATAAATCACTATTTCCATTCTCATTGTAGGAGAATCTACAGAGGATATAATATTAAATGCAGAACATAATCCACGGAGATCAAAAGCATTTTCTCCACTAAAACTTAATTGAGACAAATCCTCTTTAGGAGAAGTATCTTTACCTAAAACTAAAAGACCAAACTCATCTATATTGTAACCTTTGGGTTGATAATCTGCCATTAGAATAAGTTACTCGGTGATGTGTTTTTCTCAGTCATATATCCAAATCGACTTTGAATATAACTGTTAATCTCATCTGGTTTAGATGGGAGAACAATTTCTTGATCAGATCCACCTCCCTGCTTTGTTAGGAGAGGTCTTTCTATTACATCTAAAACAACAGTTTCTATATTTGAAGTTAATGCAGCACTTTCTAGTTGTTCCTCTGCTTGATTAACACTACCTATTAGTGATGCTAACATTGTTCCTGTGTCACCTTTACTACCAATAATTGTTGCTGCTTCTAATAATCTTCTTATAGAAAGACTAGGATCTTTACGGGTATCTGGTGTATCTATAGGAACTATCATCTCCTCTCCGTGACCTACAAATCCACCTATTGATCTACTCAATATAGGATTGAATCCTACAGGATAACCTGATTGTGGTCCACGTATTAGTCCACCTTTACTCATACCACCTTTCAAACTTTCAAGCATTGCTATAGTATCGTTCCAACTTCTAGTACTCTTACTTACTGCACTTTCATTTGCAGGTATCTCATCAAAGAACTTTGATAGGTTTAAAGCAAATTGATTTACATCTATCTGATCACCCAAGAAATCTTGGAAACCTGCCATATTCTTCAGTTCTTTGAAGATAGTATCTTGACCTGCGGGATCGAATTTGAAAGTTTTAGGGTCTTTACCAGAATTTTTTAGTGCTGCTAAAGCATTAGATAATTTTATACCATAACGACCTATCTCTGTACCTTCACCATACAGTGCAACTAATTCTTCAACAGTTTTCTGAGTTAAGGAAGTATCCATACCATCAGGTATTGCATCATATCTATTATTAGATGCCTCTTTAGCGATAAAGTCACCTAAGAAATTAGGTAAGTTTAATGGATATGTAGAACCACCTTTACCACCAAACGTTTCCTGACTAGCAGACGTTACCCCTGAGAATGTATTAGAAGAAGTTATACTCTCTTCTGTTTCTTGACTTCCACTTCCTCCTGATACCCAACTTAAAACTTTTGTTAAACCAGTTAATAATGTAATCAAAGGTGCCATAGCATACTTGCCTATGAAACTTGCAATCTCTAATATTCTAGGCATATGTGGTTCTATAAAATCAAGAACTTTTCCTACTGTTTCTGCATATTGTACAAAGAATTTCTTTATTGCATCACCAACTGGTTTTAGAGTTTTATTGACCCACGCACCAACTCTAGCAAAGAATTTCTTTATCGGTTCTATAATATTTTTTACAATAGGACCAACATACTTACCTACGTGTTTACCTAAAAATCCACCAAGAAGATTACCAATAGCACCACCAATTCCAGGTAATAACTGATTTCCTAATGCACCAAGTGCCATAGCACCAGTTGTTGCACCAACTCCTCCACCGACTGCTGCTGATTGTCTATCCTCTTCTGGAATATCCTCATCATTCATTATATCATTATACGCTAGGAATCCTTGTCCTAAACCTAACGCTGCTTGACCAAGAACATTACCACCAAATACTTTTGCTAAGTTAAGAACACCTTTACCAACTAACTGAAGCATACTACTGAATGCTTTTAACATTGTTGCAGGATTTTTTAGAAATGCTAGTCCTGCTCCAACTAAACCTACTCCTGCTAATAACTTGGTTGCACCTCCAAGTCTCGTCATAAATGACTTTCCATCACCAAATAATTGATTCCAAGATTTACCTATCCAACTAACTATCCCTGATACTACGTTCCATAAACCTTTTAACATTATTCCAAGTCTATTCATTATCTTCGTCAATTTTTTCTGATTCTCATCTTTAGAAATCCAGTCTAAAGTGCTAAAAATTAACAAACCTTTAAACAATTTACCGAGATTTCCCATAAAACTCGAACCAGTTTTACCTAATAACGCACCAACAGCAAAACCTAAAGATCCTTTTAAGAATCCTTTTGCCATTTTAGCAGCATTTGATTTATCTCTGGCAAGTTGATTTTTTCTTGCCATCTCTGCTAGTTGCTGTTGCTGATTTAATCTAGTTGTTAATATTGCAGTACCTATACTGTTTACAGTTGCTCCTAGGGAATTAATTGCAGTAATAGTCGTGGAGAATTTAGAACCCGTTACTGTCTTATTGCCAATAGTAACCGTCGCACCTTTATCCTCTGGGGGTGTGATAAATTTATAAAATCTTATTGACTTTTGATCTGCCATTAGTAAACAGTTGCCTCATTCTCTTGATATTGAACACCTAGTCCATCATCTGTAGTAACAGAAGGTTGAACAATAGGTTGAACAACAACTTTGTTGTCTCCTACCTTATATACCTTTTCCTGTTTTAGTTCTCCACCATTGTTAACAACAGTGCTAGTTATCTCTGATGGATTAACACTATTAGTTAGGATCTTTTCTTCTTCTGGTGCAGGAAATATCTCAGGATATAAATCTGCAATATCCATCCTACCTTTGTTATATCCACCTTCAACCTTATGGTTTGTAAATGCTTGTAATAAAAGGAATGTAGATTTTGATGTTAATTTTTTATTACCTTTACCACCCTTTTTATATTTTCTAGCATCCATCAATTCACCTATTTTATCACCAGGTTTTACTCTTGTCTTATGATTAATCGTAGGTATTATGTTTCTGTATCCAATATCTTCATTTCCCGCATCACCTTCAATAATCATTCCTCCTCTTCTGTAATCACCTGACGATTTACCTTTCTGGTATCCCCATTGTCGAACTTTTCCTGCTTTTACAGCAAAAACATCTATTGGAAATTTTGTTGGATCAGTCGGTCTTACTACTCTACCACCTTTCAATCCTAATTTATCTTTTACAGTTCCTACTTCAAAATCTAAGAATCCACTTTTTAATGGAAACACAGCAGGAAGTAACGCAGTCACCTCTTCATTTGCTTGTGCTGTTTGTTCTGCTAATAATACTGCTTGCTCTTTTTTTAATTTTTCTTTATATTCTTTTTCTTTTGCAATACGTTCACCAACAGTATATCTCCAATTCCATCTTTTGAAGTCTGAACCTTCTTTTTTCTGTAGTTTTTCTAAGGTACTCAACTTTTTAGTTGAGTCAACTACGTCTATTGTCTTGTTTTCTGTTTTTGCATCTATTTTTTGTTGATCATTAGCAAAAGGATTTATAGTTACAACATTATTAATCAACTTTTTACCTGAGTTGACCAATCTCATTAATTCATATAATGCTTCTTCTACCCAAACAGAATTTAATATATTACCAATTTTTTCTATTCCTGATTCTACAAGGGGTTTAAATATTTCTTTCATCTTGTCGAAAAATGGTGCCAATCCAGTACTCCACAAGTCAACAAATGCGTCTGATATTGGTTTGTAAAATGCCTTGAAGATGTCAAAGTACATACCAAATGCTCTCTTCATAGGTTTGAACATTGGTGTGAAGGCATCACCTAAGAATGCACCTATCTTGTCTCCTAAGAACGATCCTATTAACTGACCAACAATCGGACCGAATGGACCAAGCACAGGTGTAAGTAATGCACCCATAGCAATACCACCAATAGCAGCACCTGCACCACCACCGATAGCATTTTGTAAAGACTTACCTGATGATAATCTATTTGCAAATGAGAATATACCTGCTAATCCTGCCATTCCTCCACCTTTGAGGAATCTACCTGCACCTTTACCAAACCCTTTAAGGAATTTACTTCCTTTCTGTAAAAATCTACCACCCTTGACTTTGGCAAGACGTTTTAAACGAAGCATTCTTTTAGCACGCAATGCTTGTTTTAATTTTCTCTGTTGTATTATCCTTCTACCTTCTGCAAATCTCTTACCTGATCCTTGTTTACCAAATCTAAGAAAATCTACCATTTTCTTCAATTTTTTAAAATCACCTATCAATTTCCACGGTCTCAATATTCTACCTGCTATCCATAATCCACCTATTCCACCTATAACTTTTAATATTCCCATTATAGGACTATTTTCAGCAAGTCCATCAAATATTAGACCTATGCTACCAGATGTTACTTTATAAAGTGATTTAAACCAACCACCAATGACTGCCAAACCTATTTTTAAATCATTCCTAGTCCCAGGCATTTCTAAGAAAGATAATATCAACCACCCTGCTGCTGCCTTTGCTAACCATTTTAGGGGTTTTAAAAGTGATTCTAACCACGCCCATTTTTTACCACTCTTTTTAACTTCTTGTTTAGCACCTTTCTCTACCTCTTGCCCATTTATATTTTTGTTGTACTCCTCTTCCTTTTTTCTATCTGCTTCTAGTTGTCTCTGCCTCTCTGCCTCTGCACTAAGTAATGTACTCTGTTGTTTTGTTAGATCATTAATTAACATCTGACCAATATCTGCCACAGCAAATCCCAACCTATTGACACTAAAGGTCAAGGTCTTAACTGGATCTCCCGCAGGACCACTAGGTGTTGGTGCAAGAAATTTCTTTATTTTTAATGGTGCTTTCGTTGCCACTTATAGTGTTTGATGTTGTGCGTTCGCTGCTTTTTGACGTGCTTCCTCTTCACGAAGATGTCGTATGAGCATATTTACATAGACATCCCTCTCCCAAGGCATCATTTGTTCTAATTCTGTAAGACTATATTTGTGGTATTGCATCATTGCAAAGTTAACCTCAAATATATTCATCAATGTATCGTGTGAGAGGGCTATGCGAAAAAACTTGCCATCCCCTCTAGAACCATCTCACTTTTCTTCTCAGTCTTAGGATTAAAAACTTCAATAGTGTGAGATACTTTAGGCATTGTCTCAAAGAATTTCTGAACCTCTTGGAACTGTAGGTTATTCATACCTTCAAAGAAAGTTAGAAGTTCTCCTTTCTTGTATGCTTTTGCGTTTTCTACTTCATCACCGTTGGCAATTTTGTCAACACAATCTGCTGCAAGTTGGAAAATGTCATCAAGTTTAGGATCTTCTGATAGATTATTCTTCACAAATGTATCAATAGATGGATACTTCATTACAAGTGTGACATCATCAGTAATCTTTACTTTATTTGAATGATCAGGAGGAACAATAACTTCCACCTCCTCAAGATTAACTTCTACATCAACTTGAGTTTCATTATCATCAGGAGCAACTACTTTAAACTCACTGACTTCACCTACTGACTTAGCACGAATACGAAGAAACAAATATTCAATATCAAATGTAGCAAGTGTATCTATTTTTTTAACACTCGTACAATTTTTAATAATCTCTTTTACTGCCTTTATCATTTCCTTTTGATCTTGAGATTCCATTGCCATATAAAGCAATTTCTCTTCACGAACTAGGAAAGGACGGTATGTTACTTTCTGACCGAAAGGTAGTGTGCACTCATACTCAGGGACCACGAGGGTCGGCAATGGCATTGGCATAGTTTTAAATTCAATTCAATATGTAGTTATTTAGCACCCTAACTGAGGGTTACTTTCTCATCTACGTAATTATTTGAAGTCCAATCTCCCTGTGTGTTTATCTTTGCTTCCATACGTATTCTCTCAACTTGGAACTGAACATCTAACTTCATCAGTTGTGTCTGTTGATTATTAAACTTCATTGTACTTACATTAGTAGGGAAACAATTAAATGCAGTCCAACTTGCAGTTACTTTGTTCAATCTTGTCTGTCCTATTACCTTTCCGTTTTGATTTATACCTCTAAGCACATCATTAGATCCTCCTTCATACTTATCAATGTGTATGTCTGCTACATAATCCTCATAAAACATTGATCTATTCTCTGAGTCTCTACTTATGATTTGAATCCAACGATCAAAAACATACCTTGGCCACTGATTTATTGGGACTATGAACTGTATGTTCATCTCAGTTGTCTGTTGGAACGTAGCATACTTTCTTTGAATACCAAAGTTATTTACAGCACCAGTCATTAATGCTCTTGATGGAATTGTTACTTCATCTGCAAGATAATCTACAGCGTCCATCCATTCTCTTAATTCTACTTGTCCACTTGGTCCTAAAGTATTCGCAGTATTTGCCAACACAAAACGAGGAGGTTGTATTGAAACCTCGAATAGGTTAGTCTTGGAGGGTCCATAGTTACCCTTACTTAGAAAATTCTGAAAACCTTTAAAATTTCTCATCTTTTTAGTGCTAATTGCGTTGGCATAGGTCTGTCCATATTATTAATAGTTACATAAAATTGTTCTAAGGGCATCAAACCTATATCTGCCCAATCAGATTCTGGTATGTCTAATAAAGCACCACGCACTCTATTCCTCAAGTATTTATGCACGGTAATGGCAAAAATGTCACCTGATATAGAATTACCTGCTGCTAATGCTTCACCCATCGCTGTGCGTTCCAATGGCATTACATAATGTAGGTTAGCACCCCAGAAATGATTAGCATCTTCATTCATAATGTAAACTAATGGAAACGCATCCCAATGATACATTTTTTCTTTATATTTTGGGTTTGGATAGTCAAAAAACACCATCCTACCCACCTCTGGTTGAACGTAAGTGTTGAGAGTAGTTCTTAACTTGTTTCTCCACCACTGTTTAGTTCTACCACCAGTTTGTGCTGCTTTTAGGTCGGTGAATGTACTCATACCTTTAGTTCCTTTTCGGTAAGTATCATAAATACCATTTGACGGTCTTTACAATAATCTCTTGCTGCTTTCCACTTTGCATCATTAACAGCGTAAGTTCTTACTTCATTCAGATACCTCTTTGTACGTCGCTGTTGTTTCTTAGGTGTCTGTGTCTGCTTAAGAGGTTTGACCTCGATAATAAGTCTCGTCTTCCTCCCTGCTTTTGTCCTTGCTCTGACGTAAAAATCTGGAAAATAGCGATGAACCCTACCATCAACAGGACTGATGTACGGGATAATAATTTCTTCACTGCCCCACTCCTCCACGTTTCTATTACGGTCACACCATACCATAAACTTCCTTTCCCACAAACTTCTATAAATAATGTTAGTAGGATCCCCTTTATATTTTCCAGGGTAACTTGGTTTGAATTTTCCTGAGTAACTTTTAGTCATAAACAAATGCCATTAGTATATCCTAGATCAATTCCTGGTAGTTCTCTCAACGTATCTGCACAAGATAGTTTTGAGACCAGTTTTGTTGACTACTTACAAATAAAAATTTATAATTCAAAGTCAGGTAATCCATACTCTTACATTGGTAATAGCGGTAATTACGGAACAGGACACGTCCTTGGTGGTGGTTCAGAGACTGAAGGTTCTCTGTCTGAAACTATTTATCTATATTTACCACAACAATTAAAGGAACAATACTCTACACAATATCAACGAACAACTCTAGGTGCAGGTGGTGTCGGTGCATTAGATGCAGTTGCAACAGCAGCAGCAGGAGGAGAGACAGATTTAGTAGAGTCACTTAAAACAACAGCAGGTGCAGCAAAACCTCAGTTTGTTATGGATAAAATTGCTGCTGCTGTAGGTACAATAAACACTGCATTAGGAGCAAGTGGTACTAACTTAGATGCAAATAGTATTGGTGCTCTAGTAAAAAAGAAAGTATTTAATCCATATCAAGAGACAACATTTCGTGGTACAAACTATCGTACACATTCATTTTCTTTTGAGTGTCAACCACGTAGTTCAAGAGAATCTAATGAGTTATATAATATACTGAATAAACTTCGTAGAGCAATGTTACCTTCAATGCAAGATGGGGAAACAGGAGACTTCACAACACAAGGAGATCAAGCAGGAACAAGTGAAGGAGATAATATAGTTAATGATATAGTAAGTGGATCAGCACCTGGTCGTTGGTTGCAGATACCTGATTACTTTAGACTTGACATCATTCGTGTAGAAGGCACACCAAATGCTGACGGTGAGATAGAACTAACTGGTACTTCTCCTAGAGGTTTGAAAAGAATTATGCAATTCCCTACTAAATTAGTATTAAAGGATTTGAATATCAACTTATCACCCAATGGTCCATACAACTCATTGAAAGATGCGTTTGATAGTTCTGTTGATTATGGTCCTGCTTCATTCACAATGACTCTCACATTTGATGAGACTGCATTCCTTACTAGAGAATCACTTACACAGTAATGGCATACTTTAAATACCTACCCAAAGTTTACGTTAGAAATAAAACTAGAGTTGATGGTGGACAACCATACGAACTCGCAGTAAATATTTTTAGACGTATCAAAATTAGAGATGATCTACAAGGTTCATTGCTTGGATTTATTCAGTATGAAATACAAGATGGAACAAGACCAGATCAAGTTGCATACGAAGTATATAAAGATGCAGGTCTTGACTGGGTAATTCTTCTAGTAAATAATATTATAAATGTTAATGATGATTGGCCAATGAATCGTGAGGATTTATATGGTTATGTTCAAGACAAATATGGTTCTATAGAAGGAGTAAAACACTATGAAACGACCGAGTATAAGAGTCCTAGTCTTGATCTTGTCTTACTTCCTAGTGGGATTACTGTTTCGGAGTCTTACCAATACACGAAACCCGATGGCACCATCCTTACTAAATCCCAATCTAGAACTCCTGTATCCTACTACGACTACGAAACCGCAGTAAATAATACTAAGAGAAATATATATCTTTTACGTCCACAATATTTGACTGACTTTATTGCAGAATTTAAGAGATTAGCAAGGTATCTTCCTAATGCTGAGGTTGATGAGACTGGTAACAAGAAAACTAAAGGGTCTCTCGCTGAAGAATTTATTGGTCTACCTAGATACAATCGCCCAAGACAAAGCACTGCATCGACAGGTTCTGCATCTGGTGGTGGTTCATCTACAGCATTGATAGCATCAGGTGGTTCATCGGCAGCATCAACTACATCAACAGCAACCACATCAACAGGTGTAACGTTAAGTACAACAGATTCAAATGCCTCTTCCGCAACGACTTATAATAATACATCATCTACTGATAGTTCTACCTCGTCAAGTAGTTCATCGTCTTCGTCCTCGTCCTCTTCGAGCAGCAGTAGTTCTTCTAGTAGTAGTTCTAGTAGTAGCGGGTCTAGTGGATCAAGTGGGTCAAGTGGTGGATACGGAGGAGGGTACTAATCCAAACAATACTCCAACGCTTTTTTAGCAGTGTCTTTTAACCTTGGTCTCTTCCAAGAAGCATAAGGAATAGTCACTAAAAATCCCAGAAGATCCGCATCAGGGTCCTCTGGGATTCCTATTGGTTCAACAAAAAATATACCTGCTCTCGCTACAGTCTTCCACTTACCCACATCGACAAATCCCAACCCTCTCAACGCACATTCTAGTTTGAGAGAGTAGCATCCGTCGATTAATTTCATTTAGAAACACCAGTTGTCGTCTTTGTAAAAATAACAAGGGACTCCGTGTTGATTGTGTTTATTCGGAACAAACACAGGTGTCCTAGGGGTCCAACCGTAATGATGATGATGGTGATAGTCTCCGTAGTTTGGTCTCTTACGGACAGGACGATACCAACAGTTCCAAGTTTCAAACAACTTATCAAATGAACAGTGCGAAGGTTCTACTTCAAACTGTCCGCTTTTTAATGGACCACGTTGACTGTGGTGTGCTGATGCTGCTTGAGGTGTAGCAAGTGCTGCTACTAGCATAAGTGGGAGGATTTTCATAATGTAACCTCGTTTCCGTGTTCTGTACCTATTATACCACGAATGAACACATCATATGCTATACATAGTCGCCAGTTTGTAGACTGGTTGCGTTCTGCCCTATGAACTAACTGTGATGGGAACATCAAGAGAGTTCCAGGTTCGGGTAGAATAGAAAATTGTTTAGCAGTTGCAGGAACAAACCCTACAGTATCTGGTTCTAATGTGGGAACAAAACAGTTCTGATAGTGTGCTCCTTTATTAAAGAACAACCTACCACTCTCAGGGTCACACATTATATAGTAAACACCACTCATTACAGCGTTACTATGTGAATGCCAATCACAACTGTCTCCAGGTTTATGTGATGCTGCCCAAGACCTTACGATTTCTAATTCAGTTGTGGTCTTGATTAATAGTGTATTGTAACACCAATCCTCTACCTGTTTCTGTATCTTATTATATACAGCAGGAAGAAAGTTTAATATATTTTTTTCTTTAGTAATACTTTTTGTCTCAAACCTGTCCCACTCTTGTTGATCGAGAATAGAAAGGGTGCCTTCTGGCACCCCAATATTTTCTTGAAAGACAGGAGTTGGAAATAACTCGTGCATCATAGGGTATCAATCCCTAATCTTCTTCTGCGAGTTTCTGGAAGAAACTTAACGCATCGTCTTCATCTTCTTTAGCAGTTGTTGCAGGTGCAACAGTTTTTGCTGCTGAGAATGACTCAACCTCTTCTTTCCAGTTCGTGTTTGGAACTGGGGTTTCGATGATTGGTTCGTTGAATGAAGTTGGTTGTACTGGTTGTCCGAGAACCGCCTTAAGACGTGCTTCCAACTCTTCATAAGATTTGAAATTAGATTCATCAGTAAACTCCTTAAGAGAGTAACTACTGTTATAAATCTCCTCTAACTTAGAATCGTCAAAGTTACCTAGAGTTGATGGTCCATTGAAAGATGAATCATCATAGTTCCAGTAACCTGCTACCTGTTTGATCTTTAATTTAAAGTCAGCACCTTTCCAAAGGTCAAAAGGATTGATTGCGGGTTGCGGATCATAATCGTTTTGATCTGGTTGCATACGTGCTGTAAGTTTATCAAAGATACGCTTACCAAATTTGTATAAGAATACTTGACCTTCATTCTCTGGGTTTAGAGGGTCTTTGATAACGTAGATGTTTGTGTAGTAAGAAAGTTTTCTCTTTTGCTTACGTGCTATCTCTTTGTCTGATTCTTTTCCACTATTCCAGAGCATAGAATTGTGTGCACTAATAGGGCATTTCTTTCCTAAAGTAGTCAAAGAATTCTCAATGAACCAACCACCAGGACCTTGGAATGCGTGACTCCAAACTTGTGCCCAAGGCAGTTCACTCTCTCCTTGTGGAGGAACAAAACGAATGATAGCAAAACCATTACCTGACTTATCAACACCTGGTTTCCAGAAACGGTCGTCAGATTTTTTACCGTTACTATTTAATTTGTTGATCTCTTTTGTTAGATCAGCAAACTTGCCAGATGATTTTTTTAAACTTGCGAATGACATAATTAGTCTGTTGTTTGTGTGTTGTATGTTTTTACTACCCCATAAGGGTAACACAATTATTTATTCGCGTCAAGTTCTCTTCTCCAACCGTGTAAGCGTTTCTCCATATCTTCTAAGACTTCTTGTATTTGCTTGCCACCACTATAGATTTGAGTCATTTGATCTATACGAATCTTAACCTCTCCTGCTTCTTGATCTTCTAATGCCATCAATGCTAGTCTAGCATAGAATACTTTTTGTTTGGCAATGAGTTCTAATGTTTTTTCTATGTGTGTCTTCTTATCATCAGGTTTCATTTGAGGATAAGTTACAGACAAATCATACAAATCTTTATAGAGTTGTTGCATATTTGCTAACTCTTCTTTGATTACATCTGATTCATAAAATGGGTCGGTCATAGTGGTAGTACTCCTCTGCTAGTTTTCTTTACGTAATTTAATTGCTGTGCATTATATTTAATCTTATCCTTAAGAGGACGAGAGATTAGTTTGTTTACAGTTTCAATTTCAATTTCATATTCATCACAGACAACTACGACTGCATCAATATAATTGGTTAGACCGTTGCTATTTTTAACAACATCCTCTACCATTCCTGAGAACTTCGCTTGTGTCATAAATTTGTCTTTGAATTCTTTCATTTGATTGTAGACATAAAGTCATCGATATAAGATCTAAGAAGGTCATAGTAGTGATCAGGATTCTTTTCAAAGACTTGAATAGTACCATCTTCTACTGCAACAATAGTAACGATCTTGTTGATAGGAACACCACATCTTTCGTAATACATAACTGCATAAGCAGTTTCTTGAACAAAATAATTCTCAATCCACATTTCTTTCTTAGGTTTCGTTGACGTTTTAAAGTCAATGACAGATAGTTCACCGTCAAACTCTGCTATGCAGTCAACGCGACCAGAAATGCGAAGATAATCACTGAAGAGACAACTCTCCAAGAGGTGTATGTTATTGATCCTATTAAGTTCCTCACGGGAGGACTGAAAAAGATAAGTAGCAAGAGGATTAGTTTCATCGAATGCAACTGGTTCGTTCTTCAAGTAACATTCTACCATACTATGAAACTTATTGCCACGTGAACAAGCAGCAGTTGAAATCTTTGTTGCTTGTTTTTCTCCTACTCTTTTTCTCCACTTAATAATAGAATCCTTCTTACGATGACTTGTGATAGTCGTGATAGAAGGATACCATTTGTTCTCTGCAACTTCATAGAGTCTTAAACCAGACTTCTTTGTCACAGAGTTTATTTCATTGACAGGTTTAGGTGGACCTACAGTTTTAAATAATGTTTTAGAGACCAAGGTTCACCTTTGAAATTAAGTATTCTCTTACGAGACCAGACCTGACAATATCTTCTATGCCAAATTCAACTGTGTCAAATGATGGCATTGTTTGCAAGATCTTCATAAAGTCTAGGACTCCATTCCTTTCATTGCTTTTAACTAAATCAGATTGTGTGTAGTCACCTGAGAAAATAATCTTAGCGTTCTGACCTACACGAGTTATTATACTATCAAGTTCGTGAAAATTCAAGTTACTAAATTCATCCACTATTATTACGCAGTTATCTAATGTAGTTCCACGGATGAATGATGTAGACCAGAAAGAAATAGTTTCTTGTGATCTTAAATTGTCATATAACATTTCAAATGCAGCATCATCAGGCATCTGAAACATATACTTTACCATATTTTTGTATGGTATTTGGTATAGATTTGATTTGTCCTCGTGATCTCCAGGAAGGAAACCAATCTCTCTTGTAGGGACGAGAGACCTTACCATATAAACTTTATCATATGG